AATGATACGGCATACGAGATACACTCTGGTGACTGGAGTTCAGACGTGTCTCCGATCTTCCCTTTTTGTAATCGGGATAAATCTTACGACGTTTTTGTGAACCACCCGATCCATCAAATACGACAATTACTCTAGTTGGATTAATTAATTTAATAGCATAACCAATACTCTTGAGGAAGCCAGCAATTCCTCCGGTATGCATTCCATCATCATTCATCGATGGCACAGCCATAAACGAACGAATGAAAGTATTTAATCCATCGACTAAGAGGATGTCGGAGTTAGTAGTTTTTTGAATACCACTATCACCGACACCCCCTTTTACGTTCTCAAAAAGAGAGAACAGTCTTTGTTTTTCACTGGAAGTGAATCCACTCATTATTCTTCGCCAGCATCGCCTTCGTCTGTAGATACTTGTGCATCTTCAACGATTTGGCTGTTTGGATCTTTGTACTTCATGATACATGCATCACAAATCTTCAAGTAAATTTCTTCCTTTAGATTTGGATCTGATTGTAATGTTGAAATGAAATCCTTTGATTGGAATCTCCATTCAGTACCATCAGACTTTTGATACGTGTAATATGCACCACCCTGTTTTACAAGATTAGCATCTTTCATAACTTTAATCCAACTACTAAAGTCGGCAATTCCGCTGTCATAATAGATATCAAATGCAGCCTGACGTTGTGGTGGACCCATACGATTCTTAATCACAACGGCTTTACACTCGTTACCAATGACAACTTCACCCTTCTTTAGTTTGCCTGTATTGTTCAAACGTACACGAACACTGCAATGATAAGCTAGAGCCTTACCACCACTTACTACATACTTGTCACCAAATGCCATAGCATTTAGATTTTGACGTAACTGATTAGTAAAGATCAACAATACCTTTTGACGACCAATCATGTTGGTAATCTTACGCATTGCTTTGCTAATAATAATTGACTTACCAGTAGCATAACCATCCTTACCATGATCACTTTCTAGTTCTGCTTTTGTAGAAGCAGCTGCGACAGAATCAACAATAATTGTTAATAGCAAATCTGGATAATCCTTACGGATAAACGTAATTGCTTTTTCAATTCTGTCGAAGATATCTTCTACAGTCTCAGCTTGAGAATACATTAACTTGCTTTTAGCCAAGTCAACTCCCAAACTCTTCCAGAATTCTCTGGATTCAGAGTTTTCTGTGTCAATGAATAGTGCTTTACCACCCTTTCGTTGAGTATCTGCAACAATGTGCGCACAGACCAAACTTTTTCCAGTTCCTTCAAGGCCTGTTAATTCAACGATACGTCCCACTGGCAAACCGCCGTGAGGACGATTACTAATCGCTAAATCAAGCATTGATGAACCAGTGCTTACCCAATCACTAATTGTTGATGGATCTTCTTGTTCATCCAAAAAGAACGCAACTTTACCACCTTCTTTATTGGATTTATTGAGTTCATCTGCCAATCTTTCTAGCAGATCATCTTTTTCTGTTGTTTTCTTTGCCATAACGTATATAACTAGAAAGCCGGTGGGGTATAAAAACTCCACCGGCTTATTTTTATTTTTTAGGAGTTAAACAAATCATCAAATGCCTTGTTAACATCATCACTTGATCCAGCCTTAGCTTTAACTGCGGTTGGAGATGCTGTTACAGCGGCCTTTGGTGCTGTTGCGGTCTTAGCTGCGGTTGGAAACGGAGCTTCATCATCTGAGTCCGTTGCTGTAGCTGTTACAGCAGGATCAGCAGCGGTTTCGTCAGGATTCAACCACTTATCCATAACATCCTTGAGTTCTTCATAGGATAGTTCTGGGAATAGATCCATAATGTTAACTTGAGACTTGAGAGCATCAAGTAGACTTGAATTGGTTGGATCTACAGCAACACTTGTATTTGGTTTAACACGAATGTTGGTTTCTGGGAAACTCTTGCCTGATTCATCACCAGTCTTGAATTCCACAACAATGTCACGACCTGATGTGAGATCGGTAATATCACCGAAGTCAGGATCGCTGATGATGCTTAGAAGCTCTTGATAGACTTGCTTTCCAAATCCCCAGAACTTTACACCTTCTCCTTCTTCACCACGAACGATGACAGGAGCGAATGTACGCATCTTGGGTTCCATCTTCTTACCCATCTTCCACTCTTCCTTATCGCCGGTCTTCTTCAAACGATTTGAAAACTCAACGATTGGATCTGGACGACCAAAACTATCTGGACTCAAATAACTCTTACCATTTAGGTTATAGTGAAACTTAAGTTCGATAAATGGATTCTCAGGGGAATACTTGTAAGGTACAATACGAACAACTTGCTTACCAGGCTTTGGCTTCCAAATTAGGTTGGATTTCTGGTTTGTGTTTGAAAGTGAGTTCAAACGGCTCTTTAGCTTACTAATGTCTAGTCCCATAATTATTTATTTATTAATTGTTTAATTGATAATTAGTTAATTCTTAATTCACTTAAATCAAGATGTAACCAACTTGAATCACTCTATACTAGGTACAAAGCAATGTCAAGCGTCATGTAATATATATCAAATAGAAACGATATTAAATAATTTTAATGGAACGATTTTAACCCCGATTTCATTGATTAAAATGATACTATCTTTGTATAAATCCCAACTCAATTGAAAGTTTTTATCGAACACACCATTGTTCTCATCAGCAATTAATTTATTCATCGCATTAAGAGTATACAGAGTGTTTGTTTGTTTTTTTCTATGCACACCAATTGTACCGGGATACTTTAATTTGTTATTAAAGTCCTTGACAATATTGAAAGTCAAATATATTTCCCGAAGATTCTTTTCATTAGCAAAAACAAATATACGATTATCTATCAACGTGTACGTTTGTTGGACTCCTTGTATTGCAGATTGATATTTTTGACTATCTGTAAATGTACAGAGTAGTTGTTTTTGTTCGTTCATATTATGATAGTACATCCACAAACCCAGCAAAAGTTCCGCCTTCTTTTGCTACGAAATTAATCAATACTTTATTTGTCTTCTTATTGATTATTTTAATGCTAACCTTCCCCGGATCATTAACGATGTCAATATCGGAAAAATCTAAAGCTGGGTGTTTGTCGATTATTTGTGATTTACCGGCTTTAACTTGTTTTGGACCAACCAACGCCATTAAAAATTCAGTTTCTGTATCTTCGTATCCCATTAATCTTAATAAATTCTTAATGAACGTTTCTTTATTTTGAGGTGTTGATTTGTAAAAAGAGTTAAGTTTATTAGATACCTTTTCTGCTAAATATTGATTTAGTGGATATCTCGCTTCTTCACGATCTGCTCTTAAATCATTAATATAATCTTCATCTTCACCATCAGCCTTTGCGTGTTTAACAGCAAGATTTGTTTCCTTAGCAACCTTGTCGAGTTGTTTAAATTTTGGATCAGATGATAGTTCTTTTGTAAATTTATCAGCTTCGTTATCTCCACATAAATTTCTTACCAAACTGGTTTTGGTACTATTTGCCAAATTAACATTTTTTGTTTGATACATCTTAAGACTATATGCTTTCAAAATCTCTTCACCTGAGACTTTTTTCACTCTTAGTCTGATATCCGCCTTAAATTCAGCTCCTTGCAAGAAAGACTTATTATCAAGAAATATTTCTAATATATTTCCTTTATTTTTACCAACAGCGTTAATTATATAAGATGACATATCGTGACTTGCTAACGATATCACTGCTTTTACTTCTTCATATTTACTACCAGCCGCAACTCTTAGTTTTTTATCCCAATCATTAACTATGCTTTCTAGTTCTGGTATATAACGTTTACCTTCAGCGTCTAATTGCACAACTTTTATAACATAATTTTCATCAATATGTTCTGTTAAAACAACGTCGATTGGAGAGTCATTTTTTTCAATGACATACTTAACAGTTAAAGCTTCATTATAATTTCCACGAATTGCTTCAATCGCACCTTCTTTTTGCAGGTCTGTAGACGATTCTATTCCACTTTTTTCTTTTGCAATAGATGCTGGAATTATGATGTCAGTTTCTTGTCCTATTTGTAAATCTGACATACCATTGTCGATTAAACCAGATACAACGTTCTTAAAATAAGATTTAACTTTATTCCAAGATTTTTTCATGAAATCAAATATACTTGATATCAACGATTCATTTATTGATATAATCGACCCACGTTCCTCATCAAATACTTGTTCTCCGATTAACTGACCTTCAGTATTAAACCAAAGCATTCCCTTTCTATAGAAACCATACTTCATAGCTTCATCTACACTATAATTAACCAATGGGGTTTGTCCTTGCAATATTGCAATATTTGCAACGGCATCTTGTTGTTTTTCTTTCGGAGTTCTATTATCAACTCTATCATCGGCCTCTACACCTTTTTGAACTTCTTTATCTACTGATATAGTGTCAGGTTTTTCTTTTGGTTTTTCTTCAGTAGCACCAACTGATGATAAATCTCCCGGCGCAGAAAATATGTTTGCTTGAGCCTTTTTTGGATTTTCCGCAAAGTGTGTACCCTTATTTACAGCACGATCTCTGTACTCTTTGCTTGGAAATGTTACTAGTATACCATCTTTATTATAAGCCTGACGATCAGGAAATCTACCAGCTTCAAATAAATTAGCGGTCTTATCAACAATCTCGTTAAGAGCGTAACCAGCTTTTTCCAAATACTCCTGTACAATAAAAACGTGATCTGGGTTCTCTAATCTGAGAACACCATCTTTTATACGGGAATCACAACAAATATCATTTACAATAGATCTAAAGTTCATCTATTATAAATATAATTAAAATCAACGTAATTTCAAATCGTTGTAATTATTTCCAGTATATACCTTAACTTTGAACTTTTTATTCTTAATTATGTCAATAACATCTTGTATTGTGTGTTCATCAACCTCTGGACTTACATCAAATACAATAGAATCGTATACATACAATATTGGTACAATCTTCTTATCAGTTACATATTTTAATACATTACCCAAGCTATTCAATCCATATTCGGTTTCTGTAGCCTGAATGATATATGCAAATAACTTGTTTTTATTAGGATCACTGATGTGTTTTGATGTGATTTTCCGTTTATAAATCGGAGTAGAAACATATCCCTTTTTTTCAAACATTTCCCAATACTTGTTCTTTAATTCATCGGTTTTTGCAAAAAACGGAATGTTTAGATATTGATCTTTAATCTGACCGTACAAGTTAACCATCGTGAGTTTCTTAGATTTTGACATCAATTCTGAATCAACTTGGTCAATATTGTAATATTGTTTAGCCAGATGTTCATAAATGGTTTCTGTGTCGGGAACCTTATAATCAATAAGATTAGCCACAATATAAGGATGAAATCCAGTAAAGTCTACCATCATCAGATATCCATCATCATATCTGGATATAAAACTCTTTCTACAACCATCCTCTTTGTTTAGTGCAACATAATTAACACTATCAAAGTGATTACTGGGTCTACCTGTAGGGTTATATATATTATACTCTGTATATACAAACTTGTTGTGTGTTTTTGCTTTGAAGTAGTTTTTGAAAATGGTTGTATCTAATTTCAAACCATTCTTTTCAACCTCATACAATGTATCTGAAATGATGTTATTGAAGAATTTAAAGCAATAAGAGTCTTTGTTTTCAACATTTAGACTTTCTACATGAATAAGTTCTTGATCAAAATCACGTTGATGATTTGCATATGGATATATCACATTGAACTGATTAATATCTCCAGTTCGAATCTTAATAGCAAAATACGCATCTGATTCTTCTTTAACAAGTACTTCATTGTCTTTTAAGAAACTGAATAGATTTACATCAATCAAATTACAATCCCCAAGAAAATACTTGTATCTCTTCTTATTGTTTACATATATCTCTCGGTCTGTCTTTTTTAGTAACTTTACAAAGTTATCATAAGTACTATCAACATTTACATCTGGGTGTGTAAAGTTAAAGTAATACTTTTCTTTGGTAATATAATCATAAACAAATGCAGCAATAACTTTATCACACGCAATATGCTTATTGGTGTTTTGAGTTATAAACTTTAGATATATTTGATTAGATAGATGCACACTACAACATTTACACAAATGTTCTAGAATGTCAATTAAAATCCACGCCAAAATTGTCTTGGATTATTTAATATAGTCGATATCTGAGGAAACACTTGAGCTGCTTGATTTATTCTGAGAATATTGTAGTCTACAACGCCTGTGGTTTCAAGCATTTTTCCTTTGTACACATTAAACTCAACCCCAGATACTTTCCAAGTTATTTTGGTCTTTTTGAAAAAACCAGAGTTTGTTCCATTATAACCTCTAGCATTGGTTTCGGTTATATTAGAATAGTTAATGTTGCCAACAAAATATCGGGTTATATAACCATATTCATAGTCCGATGGTTTGATGGTTGGAATATATGATGCTGGAATAAAGTAATTGTATCCACCCAATCCAACAATATTTCTCGTTTTTACTGGTGTGTCATCAATCATATATTTATATATTTTAAATTGGTTCCAGCAATACATCTTAATAATGCTGTAATATTTGTTTCCCATTTACCTGATGCTATATTATGTTCGACTTCTAATATTTGAAAAATGACATTACCAGGCACATATGGTTTAGGCAAATTACTGATTGCGAATACTTGTAGATTTCTAAACCCATACAATCCATCCAACGTCATTGATATTTGAAAGTTATCAGACACACCACTATATTTTGCAATATTACCAGATATATCACCATCATCCAACATTCTTCTCAATTTAGCCTTCATGCTAGGTGGTAAACACAAATACTTCCAATTATATATTTGTGTTTGTTCATTCCTGGCTTGGTCACTTGAGTTTGTTGGGAGACCAAGAGTCCCTCGGAGATCTGACTGCAAATTAGACAAACGTCCTCTGGGAACAAGTGTGGAATTTACACCATCTACATTCAAGAATCTCATACATAAAATGTCATTACGGGACATTTCGCCATAAACCTGAATATTTGCTATGTCTCTATTTTCATCTTTAAAATCAACATTTGTGCCTGGTATATTGCCAGATTGTTGAGCTCTCTTCAAATCTTCACCTTTTAATTTTGCAATCTGTTCCAGTTGGAACGCATCTAGTCTATCTCTAAACTTGATAAATGGTGTATTTGAAACTTGAGTTATCACAATATCAAGTTCTGCTTTAGTACTTGCATTATTTATTTTGTCTTGAATCGTTTCAGTCAAGCTTGGTGAATTTGTACCAGCAAATAAAACATTGTTAGCTTGTTCATTGGTCAAACTAACATCAAAGTTTATAGATTTTACAACATTATTGGTCTTTGCCAAATCAAACATATATACCTCTTTTAATATATCCATGTTGATTGTGTTTTTATCTACAATTGATAATCTTCCATTTAAACCATCCACTATATCAAATTGCCAAAAATCATCAACAGCATTGTTTATTGTACTCAATACGGCCGTGACAAATTGTTTAATCGTCTTTACATTTTCATCTTTTGAAATTTCCATTAAACGAGTTTTTGATATAAGAAGATTTTTTAAATATCCATAATAGTATTTTTTGTATTTTTTGGTCACATCTACTCCTTCATCGTCATAGAATAATTTATCCTCGACAAATGGAAATGATGCGAATCCAAGAGGCCATTTATTTGGGCCGTTGTAATAGAACCAATTAATTACTCTATCCAAATCATCACGATACAAACCAGATGTACCAAATGTTTTCTGTGCATTTAATGCAGCTAAAAGTAGTGACTGATCAGAATCAATATTTTTATCTTTTTTATTTACCTTCAGAGCATTCTTGAGTTGTAAAGTTAAATCAGGTTTATTTCTTTGAGGATTAACAAATTCATTTTTTGTTATTTCCTTTTGTTCAGTATTTAAAAATTTTCCACCATTATTTATTTTTGGTGCGACAGGATTTGGTATCAATACATTTTTATCACATGATATTAAGTTTGGATGTGCATTTATAATAATATCGGTGTTATCTATTACGTACAAATTATTACGTGGGTTTGAACAAAATAAATTAAGTAATTCAAACACAAAGTCTAATTGAAGCCAGACTTCATCATTTGTATCATTCGCATCAAAGTCTGTTTTGCTGTCATCAAATGATACTTGTTGTTCATAGTAATTGGCGGGATATTGTCGAATCGATCCATACTCAATTACGGGAAATTCAGTTGGTGCCGATTTTTGATAAGGAGGTGCAAAATATCCTGGTCCACCTGATGGTATCGTTGTTGATGTAGGAGGATTTACATACTCAACTTTTGTTTTTCCAGGTTGTCTTGCAGCTTTATATATGTCTTCTCTTCTACCAACAAAAATTCTATCTTCGGGATTACCACTGTAAAAAGATGATTTACCAGCCTTGGCCGGACCAGCAGACGCTCTAATAGCCGTCAATATATTTTCACGTTTTTGTTTTTCTGTTTGTTGTGCGTTAGCCTCAGCATCCGCATCAGCTTTTTGAGTCTCGGCGTATTTGTTGGCAATCGCAATTCTATTATCGATTGCATAATCAACAAAATTACTTCTAGACTTAATTACATCATTTATGGAGGGTAAATAGATGTTAATAAAATTTTTTAAATTTATATACTCAACGCTTTCTGCTCCTTTATTTTCAGTAGCATTGTTGTCAGTTCTGAATCCTGCAAATAATCCTTGTCTTGATGTACACTCAACATTGCACTCATACAAAAATCCATTTTGTGTGGTAAAATTATATTTGGTAACAATTCCGGTTACACATCCGTAGTTACCATATGAAAGATTAGATCTGTCTAAAGCCGTTTGTGGTTCTGAAACAATTTTCCAACATTCTTCCCGAGTCAAATTTAGTAAGGATTTTTGATTGAACAAATTCCAACCAAATTCAATAAACATATTGATGCCAGGAGTCAAAAAGAATGGCATCATATATTCAAGTTGAGCCAAACTATAACAATTGAATTTAAATGATGCAAATGTAAGCAATTCTCTGCTTTGTCTTAATTGTACAGATACAATACCTGGGGGTGGTAGTATAGATGATACCACATTATCTTGTGGAAAATTGTTGTCAACTCTGGATTGATAATTTGTTAGTGATCTTAACCTTGGATCAATAAAGTGTGGTTCACCAGTGGCCTGATAACCAATAATAGCACCCTTTTGTGTAAGTGGTGTAGTATTGTTATAACCAAACGCATCATAAAAACCATCTCCACCTTTTAGAATAAATCCATCATATGGGTTTGAATCATTTGGACTTTGACCACCAGACTTGTTTAAATAAGCACTTCTTGGTACCAACCCATTTGAAATTTGACCTGTACCACTTGAAAATATTCTAATCCAAGGAGTCATCGGACCCTTGTACTTACTATGATTATTTGCAAAGTCAAACGTAGCATTAACAAACGGATTTGGTATTTGCATTCCAATGTTATTGGTATTATTACGACGGCGTAATTCTCTTACCATCTCAGTTGGAATGTTTTGTATTTCCCACCAAGTTGGTGCATTTCCTGTTATCTCATTAGTGTTGGCTGCCATAACTTAATTTAAATTTTTGAGATTATTTAGTATCTGAGAAACGTTGCCTGGTATTCTTAATTGTTTACCTAGTGGTATTGATAATTTACCTTTACCCAAATTGTTAGCTTGTGCTATAACCCACCAGAAACTTTCGTCACCATAGTATTTTTTAGCCAAGCTATCTAAATAATCAACCTCACTTGCTATGATATATGTATCATCGATAGAATGTGGAATAATAGGATAATAAGTTGTTCTGTACACATTCTTACCATCCCATCTTTTATAAACTGGTGTAAATTGATATCTCATGCTATATAATTATGGTATATTCGACGCATTGATCTGATTAAGCCAGTTGTTATCATACCTAATATTCTTTGAGAAATTATTTTTAGCTGTGTCACTACTTCTGTCATAAAACTCGGTGAGTGGAGCGTTTTTGTCAGCTTTAGGACTAGAGTCAATCGGTCCTATAAAATTTGGATTAACTGGATCAGGCAGATCAGTCAATTGCAATTGACTAACAATTGATACAGGAGCATCGCCCCAAATAGCTTTGCCTGTATATGGACGATCTTTTTCAAGAACATTCATCTGAACACTAATTTCCGCTGTTCTTGGAAATTGAGCAACTCTTCCTTTGGATCTAGCTTTGTTACCTCTAGGATCTATGATCGTATCAGAACTCTGCCATTGTATAGCTTTATTTGGTCCATAACTCCATTCTTGGTTTGATTCTTCTGGAATTGTTTCCCAAGATGTATCATCTGGTATTGTGACGTTACAGCTTGTTATTACAACAAAGTGGTTTTTGTAAAAATCACCCAATGTTAATTGTACCATTGGTGGTACCATATATCCACCTTCTTGTTGTAATGTATAATTAGCTGGTCTTGTTAAACCCACCAAATAGTTTATGCGTTGCCACATTGGCATCAACTCTTTTACGCTGTGTGCATTAACGGTGAAATTAAAACTTACTTGACGTTCAAATCCTTTGTAATAAAACAATTTGTCTGGACGACCCAAATATTCAACCGTTTCCCAACTTGCATTGTTGTTATCGTTAATTGATTTTACGGTCGCATTAAATGGAATATACTTTTCGTTTACAATATCATAAAAGTAAAACTTGACTATATCTGGTCCATATATGCCAAATTTATCTGTAGCAGAATATTGTTTAGTAAATTCCTCTTGGTTTAATACTTGAAGTGAGTTAACATAATCAACATTGTTTGTTGGATAAATATATCGATCATTTGGTCCTTCTCCTAAACGAGTTGGTACTTTATTACCCAATGTTTCGTCTCTACGAAAACGACCTTGATATGTATCATTTTTAATAGTTGGATCATTTAGTTTTGTAGGATCAAGTTGTTTTAAGTAATTTGTTCCTATACGTGTGCCATCGTTACTAAACTTAGCAAATTGAAGAGGTTGTAAATTTTTTCTGTTGGTACTATATTTGCTTTCATTTGCACCACCAATGTCGTTAATAGCCTTGTCAAGATTATCAATGATGTCCTTAACTACGTTACTTTGTTGATCACTAAATGTGGTCTTGAATCCAGATTGATTATCTAAATAAGTTTTATAGTTTAGTATTTGATCTGAATATTCGTTATCATCATCTACTTTTACTACATCACTATATCTGTTTGAATCTCCACTTGGAGTAATTGCCTTCTTAGTTAACTTAGTACTTAGTAAGTTATTCTTATCTTTTGATAAAACACCAATTTCTTTTGTATAATCAACCGCTTGTTTTTTGATATTTCTTACTATAATCAATCTGTTCAAAGATGTTTTATTCTTCGACTTACCATAAAAACGTTGATTAACAGCTAATGAATAATCAGCCTTTTTTCCAAATCCAAGTGAATTCAACAAACCACTCAAAATACCACCACCCGCAATACCATTTTGAGTTGGATCAAACAACTTTCCAGCATTCAACATCATTTCGTATGTTTGTTCATCAGCACGATATGTTGCTGGCCATGGTTGTTTTGGTGGAAGAATACCACCAACCAATGTGTTGTTTTGAAAGAATCTACCAACACCACTTAATAATCTGCTAAAGAAGTTACCCCCAGCATTTGACATCCAACGTTGATATCTAGGATTATTGTAAGCATTTGTAGCAGTATTACCTCTCAATAAGTCTTTTACACCATCTCTAGCAATTGATGTAACAACTCGACTGGAATTATCTCCACCACCAACCAATGAGGTCAGTGTTGATAATCCCAATCCACCACTTGCTGCGCTAGCAACACTACTACGAGGTGGTGATGGTTGCGGAGGTGCGCTACCCAATAATTGTCCTACAGCGCTTACGGCATTACTAAGACCAGTACCACCCAATAGGCCTGTTAATATGTTACTTGTGTCTATATGACGGGTTGGACGATCAACCAATCCAAAAGTAGCGGAACGTATAGCGGCAATCAACGGCGAAGCTGGGTTATAGACCTTGGTTTCATCGAATGGTTGAAATCCTTGTAGGATAAGTTGTTTGCCTGTAAACTTTACACCAGCGCTTGATCCCAAAAACTTTCTAACTCTGGTAGCATCTTGTACAGCGGCACTTAATGGAAGTGATCTGTTGCCACCAATTTTTGTACGTTGTCCTTCGTTTGGGTTTTTGTAAATATATTGTTGAGATGTAACCAATCCCTTCAAGTAAAGATCTTGTGGTTTGTTCTTGGTATATAGAACTTGATCATTACCATTTGTTAGAAACAATGTCTCTAATTTACCGCCTCGTCTGATATTAATAAACGAAGCGGCATTAGGAGGTAGTGAAAGACCTGATCCTTGAACTTGGGATAAAGTGGTGACTTGACCATCTGCTCCACCAAAACCCTCTACGAATGTTTGACTATTTGCCATTAATTATAAATATCAGATTGCATTAGTTGCTTGACCAGAAACTCCAAATTTTAAAGTTCCTTCAGCCAATTCTTTACTTACCTTGACTCTATCCATATAAACCGCAATCTTTCCTGCGGACATCATACTAGTCAATACATCGATCCTTTGAGCTACTAAATCAATTCCTTGTTTCAACATAGCTGTTTCATCACGCTTAGCTTCATTGGTTTTGGCTAGAGCATTAATAGCTTCTGTATCAATACTAATATCAAGATTTGGAAGTTTAACCCCAGATAATTCTTTGAGTGATCCAACTGCCAACGAAACTCCTTCAGCAGCTGCACTCATCGCAGTTAATTGTGTAGTAATATTTGTTAATCTATCTAATGGAAACAATCGTAAACTAACATTTAAAGCACCCAATGCATATCCCATAGCACCAACCCCAGCGGCCGCCAGAACCAATCCAGGTCCAACAAGTGCTAACTTAACCAAGTTTGTAGTAACAGATCCTAATAATTCTGGTAGTTTGTCCAAAACTTTCATTAATGTATCGGCTAAAATTGATGCCAATCCCAAGAACAATGTTGATATTGCTGCAATTGCCGGAGCAGCCGCACCAATTCCTTGACCAATTAATTTCAAAGCATATCCTAAACCAATTAAAGCAAGTGTGATTACACCAATCGCAAGAATAGCTGGTGGTGGTATAATCAAAAATTGTACAGATCTTCCAAAGTTTCTTAGTCCCTTGCCAATTCCTTCCAATCCTTTACCAATACCTTCCCCCACCTTTTGAGCAGCATTTCCCATAGCATCTGCTAAAAAGTCTGCTACAAGTTTAACACCCTTCTTGAATGCAAAAAATGCAATAGTTAAACCAGTCAATCCAGCTATTACAATTCCTGCTGGTCCACCAAAATCCGCAATGGTTGCCAATAGTTTAAAAAATACAATTTGAACAGCTCTAACAATATCCATCAGTGGTTTCATAGCCTTACCCAATGCCAACATTGCTTGTTCTTTTTGTGCATCCAAAATAGCTGTTCTTGTTTTTGCTACATTTTCTATAGCAGCCAATTCATTCGCTCTTTTCTTTTGTTCTACTTCAGATCCAGCAACTTTTGCTAGTTCTTTTTCTAACTTTAGACGTTCCTTAGCAAGATCTGGATTTTCTTGATCAATTTTCTGTTGTGTTTTCTTTAAAGAACCGATCTTCTGTAATTCATTAATGTCTTTGCCTGTCAATTCAGATAAAGCCTTACGTTGGAAGTAATTTAACTTATCAATATCTCCAACTCTTTCAAGTTCTTTTTGTAATGCTTTTTCACCCTCAGCAATTTTACCTTCAAAAAACAATCTACGTGATTGATTAAAATTGATATTTTGACCCAATAATGCACTAGCTTTTAATTCAGCACCAACTGATGATTCAAAGTTTAATAACGATTCTGCCGATTTTGCAGCTTGATCAAGACTACTACCAATCTTTCTCAACTCAGCAGATTGTTTGATTAATTCAATCGTGTTGCCTCTAAATATTGTACGTACATTAGAACTAGCCCCACTTACGTCTTTAATAACCTTACCCAATGGTACCCCGGCAGCTTTTGCGGCCGCATCAGCTACTCCAGCCATGTTTTGTTGAGCTTGTAAACTGGTATTACCGATTTCTCCTAATGTAGCAAAAAACTGAGCACTTTCTGTAGCGCTTATACCAATAGATTGTGAAAGTTCCGCAGCTCTTTGTGCAACCATCGGCATATATTCCGCAGCCATTACACCAAGATTGTTATTTAATTCAGCAACCGCCTCAAGTGCTTCTTGTAAATTTACAACAAGACTTGTTGATGAAGCAACAATACGTTGCATTATAATTGCTTGTTTTTCAGACTGAACTCTACTAATTCCCTGTTTTACAGCATTATCTGCCAGTAATTTATCATATTTATCATATGCATCTATAAGCTTTATAAGCGTATCATACATCAATGACATTACCGTTGCTTGTCTTTTTAATACAGATAATTGTTGTTCTGCAAGTGCAAGTTGATATCTCTTTTGATCTATAACATGTTGGTTTTGTTGACCTTCTTCATCACGCTGACGTTCTAATTCGGCAAGATTTGCACTCAATTGACCTACCAATATACTTTGAGCTTCCAATTTTTTCTCTACATCCTTGAGTGGATTTATTGAATTTTTGATCTTTCTGCCAACATCCGCCCAAGTTTCAGAGTATGATTGTGTTTCAGCTCTGGCTTTTTCTAGCTGTTTAATTAAATCCGCTACGGATTTCTCTGTTGGTGTAGGTGCTGCCATATATTATATAATAATAAATATCCATTTATCTAAAAGATGGTTTATCTATTTTAGACTTGGCAGGTTTAGATTCGGATTGTTTATTCTCTTTTTCCTTAACATCTACGAGTTTTTTATAATAAAAGTTGCGTAGATGAATAGGTAAAGCGTATACTTCGGATGGGGTAAACCCATTACCATAATAACACAAATCAAAAATTACATGTTGTATATAAACTCTGTGCTCAGGAGTTAGGCCAAAAAAAGCTGACCGTCATTGGTACGGCTACCCTTTCTTGATTAGAACATTCAGTGCAGCAGAAGTTAAATCGACTATCAACATCTGGAGAAAAAACCTTTGCATGTTGTCTAAACGCACTACTATCTCTTGCCAACATGTTATTATCTATAAAAGATTTGATCTTGGCTTTATCAGTATCTCCATTGATTGAGGTAATCATATACTTTAATCTGGTGGTTATTTCACTTGAAGATTCCTTCTTTAACTTTGCAAATCCTTCAATATCACGTTCAATCATCTTTTCATCACCGGCAGTCAATAACTTAAATTTGATTGTTAGTTTTGATGTTGGCAACGTATATTCAAACTCATTTACACCTTTTGGGTATGCATCAAAATCAATTTCCTTGTAGTTGATTTCTGATAAATCTACATTTTGTTTATTTACCGCAGAACATTTTGGACATGTAATTTCTACAGGACCATATGTGTCACCATAAGCCAAACGTCTGATTGCAAAAATCAATGCGTTCTTATCACCTACAAGAATTTGATCCAAATCAATATCCTTATCAACAATCAAGGATTCAATCAACTTTTCTACAGCAAGTCCTTTTTTAAGTAAATTTGGACTGGTAAGAATATCTTCTTCTTTAGCAGTCATCAACTTAACTTCCACTTGTCCAGTAGACAATTTGCTGTTTGATGGATAAAATCTACCTTGACTTGGTAAGTCAATGATTTCAGTTGGAAATGTTGGCGCAGATGGCTTGGTGTTTGCTGATGATTGTCTTGTAATAGAAATTTCGTCACTCATAACTTATAATAATATATAGAACAATAACCAAAGATTTGGGTTATTTTATTTAATTTTAGCAGCTTTCTGCGCAGCTTGAGCTGTTTTTGTAAGAACGCCAGCTCTAGTTCTGATTTTATTTATAGCATCTTTAAACTTGGATTCTGGTCCTACCAACGCATCCATAAAACCATCTTCTTCTTTTATCATTTTTTTAATGATAAACTTTAACTTTTGTTTTTTTGCTTCATTCATAGGTTTTAAAATTTTATATATACTTTTTACAACTTGTGGTTTAACACCAGGATAGTTTGTTGTAAAGTTTTGAAAGTCATTATTAGATAAATCTTGTCTAAGAGTACTAGCACTTATACTTTGACCATTTTTATCATCTGTTCTACCAACATAATTACTTGGAGAATCGTCGGTCATATCTACCACTTTTACACCAACTGGCGACGAAAGTCCATCTTTAGTTGGTTTTGTTTTATATCTTTCAATAGCAGCCGCAAATATCTTACTACGTTTTGCATCTTCTGGACTTTTTGCACTAGCACCCAATGCAACGGTTTCTGTACTATTTCTTGGTAAGTTAAACACATATCCAAACGCAGCGTTCATTGGATTATCATCTTGTACAGCTACCACTTCTACTTTTGGATTCTTGGTTAATAAGTTCCAAATAGCTAAACTCTGTTGACGATTTATACCATCACGTTCAGTTGGTCCAACCATCACAATTACTTTCTTTACATCACCACGACTAGCAAATTTGTTAGCTAATCCTAGATGTCCAATGTGAGGTGGTTTAAATCCGCCTGGTAAAAGTACTGTTACTTGATCCATGTATATAAATATTGGTAAAATAAAAAACCCCACAAATAAATGTGGGGTTTCAAACATATGACTAAAATATTAGTATTGGAGAATACAATAATCTGGTTGAATAGTCATGCTGATTGTTACAGCATCACCATCGTTGGACCAATCCAATTCATTGAAGGTAGCTTCGGTGATAAAGGCACCCTTGAGTGTCCATTCTTCTACCTTATCACCAACTGGACCTAGAACATTGATGGTCAAGTCCTTCTTATAGAAGTCTTGATAACCATCACGACCAGTTACAGATTCGTGGTGTAGACGTACCCATTCCATTACAGCTTGAGCACCAGATGGTACGATTGGATCATATAGTTCCAATGTCATTGTACCCCAAGTGGTCTTACCTTTGTAGTAGGTCTTGATGTTGATGTGGTCCAATTCTTTTGAAGCTTGTGTAATTTTTGGACGATCACATTTCTTGATGACGAAAGATGGGATACCATCAACGTATAGAATAAATCTATTTTTTACCTTTGGTTCAAAGGCTGTATAAAAAATTTCTGATGGATTTAGTAGTTCTGCCATATGTTTTTTCCTTTAAGATTCTTATTTATAAATATAGTAAAGTTTCAATATCTAATGTTTTTTTTATATTTTATTGATCTCAGCATCGTAAACCGATTTTACGTTTTGTCTTAGTTTGGAAATATATCCTGTTGATCTTAGTAATTTGAATACCAGATTTTCAACACTATACTCACCACCACTACTTAATCCAGCTTCTCTCATGTCATATAAACGTTTAATAACGGTCTTCATTAAGTCTACATCACCTTGGTTTATAGCTGTGTTGATCATCTCTACATACTGACTATATTTCTTCTTGATAGTTTCTTTGTCAACCTGAATATCTTGGTAATTTGGCTTTTTAACCCATTTATTATTAAGAACACTATATACAGCCTGACTTCTGTTTACATCGTTTATATCTTGTATATAAACTTCTATTTGATGATCTCCAATATGAATATCATGTTCTTGATTCCACTTGTTTTTCAACGCATCAACATATTTCTTAACCAACTCTTTATTTGGGTCGATCTTACTAAAATCCACTAATATATGTAAATCCATATCACTGGTTGGAGTCCAGTTATATCCAGCAGTACTTCCCAAAAAGTATATGTCTTCAATAGGCACATTAAGTTCTGTATCTTTGTAAAAAGCATTAGCAACCTTCAACATTTTGTCTACCACTTCGGGTTTTAAAACATCACCATTCCAAATTTCTGGATTCAAAACACTATTATAAATTCTATGTTTTTCTTTAACCCCAAGTATTTCTTTCAACTTATTAATGGTACTAACCGCATCAGTATGAAGTATACCAATACCTCCAGCCTTATTAAACTCATCAATGGTGTTTGGTTTGTCATCGATTAAGATAGTATCAGATTTAGCATAATTAGCCTTATCCTTACGGTGCGGTACCAAATTTGGCTTAGCTGTTATATTGTTATTTTTTAACCAAGTTAATTTACCATCAACTGCACCTTGATCAGTTGCGTGACTTAATATTTCTATGGGTAAGTCTTTTAAAAAATTATACAATAACTTACCATCACCCATCCAACCCATGGTTGCATAAATATCAGGACTATTCTTTTTTACAAACTCATAACGCTTTACAGGTCCATGTTCAGCTTCATAAGTTTCTACAGGTATGCCACCACTATAACGTTTAAACTGCTTTTCCCAGTCAGTAAGCACACCATCCATATCCACGTAAATCTTATACTTGCTATTAATCATTTATAATAAATATTAGCTAGCTAAGCGCTTGTTGTGCTTATTTAACTTGAAATATTAAAGAAGAATAAAGAAGATTAATAACGTACAGCGCTTGTATTTGCTTATACTTTATATAAACAGGATGTCAATTTATTTTAAATTAGGCTTGAATGTGCCATCTTTTAAATTAAGGCTGCCATCACCATACTTTTCAGCCAATGTATTAATAAGCTTTTGTTCAACTGCTTGCAATTCTTGCCATTTCTTAAGCACCTCAGTACGATTATTTTTAATTTCATCAATCACATTTTGTGCATTAATTTCATCAAGCTGTAATTGACCAAGCGCAAAGATCTTTTCTTGATATGAATCTTGAAGAGTTGCGATTTCAATCATTTCTTGTTCAGTAAATTTAATTGTATTATCCATAATATTATTTTTTAACAGGAGTTATTAATTCTTGACCAACCATCACACTTGGTGTTATATTGACGTTATCTGTGGGCGGCTGATTAGAAAACAAATTTGGTAAATCATCGGTGGTCGATGACGACAAAACATTTGCCGCGCGCCGACGAGATAATTCAATTCTCAACAAGGATAAATCCTTCTGAAGAAATTCTATTTGTTCAAGGATATCAAACCCAAATGATTTTAATTCAGCGTCAGAATATTCAAATATTGGTTTCTTATTAGAATCAATCATACTTTATATATAGATCAATAACTTTACTTATGTTTTTTATAAATGCCTCTTTGGTGTAAATACATGCGTCCTCTGAGGCTTGTTTTCCTTTAGAAACAACAATCTCTTGGTTATCGTAACAATACTTCATCATCTCCATAAACTCGTCTTCTTTAAATTCCGACCATTTACCGCCATAATCTCCCCAGTAATTTTCACTATAAACTTCGTCATAACCAACCTCAAAGTTGTTTTCTTTTTTAACAAATTCAGATAAACCACCATAATTTGTATATATAATAGGTCTGCCACAACACATACTTTCTTGTTGCATCATCCCCCACCCTTCACATGTAGCACCACTTAAATAAACATCTATGTTGTAATACCAGTCACGAAGACTAGATTTTGACAATCTCTGTGATACATACTTTATTTTATTGTCAAATGTCTTTTGTATAACTTCGTTGGTTTTTACATGCAATTCAACATTATTATAACCTTTAAAAGCTTTTAGAAAACACTTGGTGACTTTAGCTAAATTCTTACGTGGATCTTCGTTAGAAATACCAAAAACAAACTTTTTATTAGGAATGTGTTCTTTATATGTAAAAAAATTCGTGTCACAAAACAAAGGTATAACATCGATTTTTGCAGTTAAACCTTGATTTATAAAGTTGTTTTTATTATAATGATTAGGTACACATACGTGTTTATATTTGTTCATTACCTCAATCATCATATCGTTGATTCTGGTGCTTTCCCACATTGTGTACAAAACGCGGGGCCTGGAAAAATCCATCTGCAAAAACATATTTGATGACCCCAAATCATTTGTTAAACTCAACAAACTAAAATCCAACAAATTGGGATCAAGATTTTTAGAATTTTCAAAACATTGCAAAAATTCACTACTTATTATACTATATGTTCTTGGAATAATATTATATCCATTCTGCGGTAAATTCTCTATCAAAACCCTCAAAACCTCACCATACCCAGATGTAAAATTATAATAAGAACTTAATGTAACACTTTTCACTAAAACTATATGTTGGGTATATAATATGAATTCAACACATTCGTATTTGAACTAAGTAACTTGTTTGCAGATACAGATATAGAGCCACTCATCAATAAAAATGCATCATCTACACACTCTTCAACACTTTTACCTATACATTGCGATCCAGTTAATTGAATGCAATGTGATATCTGTTCACCAACATTATCCTCACGTTCAACACTGAAACATATCACTTTTTTAAGAATATGCAAGTCATCGTTAAGTGTGTCACATCTGGCTATTCTAAATCTTATTCCATCCATATACAAATAAATATGTGGATTATGAATAAACAGCGATATAATATTGACCTGCTGTAAACGTATTTGCGCCTGAATTTGACACAGTGTTATTTATATATATACGAACATATCCTGCCAATGTTCTACCACTACTACTTGTTGTAGCAATACCGTTACAATTAGCTATAGATAAAAAGTTGCTAGTATTACCTTCACCATAAACATATAGTCTTCCATTTGCATCTGGAGTAGAACCAATGCCAGTACGTAAATTTGAATTTAATATTATACCATCACTATTATTTATACGCATAGTCAACGCAGCACCTGATCCAGCGTTTACATATGTATTACCATCTGTAAATTGAAGTATAGCATACGTTCCAAATGAAGCAAAATTCAAAGATTCATTTCCCCAGTAAGCATAACCCGCTGCTGCTGGCCAGGTTCCTGTTTTTACTTTTCCTACTCTTAATTGATCAGTCACATCCAAAGGTAATGTAGGTGATGCAACATTTATACCCAATCTACTATTTGTAGTATCATGATATAAGAATGTACTATCTTTCAGAGTTGTAGATGATGTTGAATATATTACTCTGTTGTTTGCAGTAAATGACCCACCACTTATACCACTTGTTCCAGCTGGAGCAGCTAAACCACTTGTACCAGTAGATCCAGTTGTTCCACTTGTACCAGCTATACCACTTGTATTGCTGCCACCAGCACCACCATTACCACCAGCAACACCAGCACTACCATTTGTACCGGTACTACCGCTTGTACCACTTGTAGCACTCAAACCACTCAATCTACTCAAACCAGCAACACCTGCGCCACCAACATTACCAG